AGCTGGCGTGATGTTTGGTGTTTGTGCTGGTCAGGCGTGTTTGTGTTTGTTCTCGTTGGCTGTGTTTGTGTGTTTGTGTGTTGGTGTGTTAGTTGCGTGCGTGCGCGTGTGTGTTGGTGGTTGCGTGTGTACGTGTGTTCGATGACGTGTGTCACGTTGTGTGTTGGCGGCTATGGGTTGACGTGAGCCCGCGTGTGTGTCGTATGGTTTGGGTCATCAGCAACACAGCCCCAGCGACGGGGCGAACGAAAGGATCACGACGATGAGCAAGACGATGCGGCGTATGGCGCTGGCCCTGGCGTGTGGGGTTATGGGCCTGGTGGGTTGCGTGCCCGCCTATGCGAGTGAGGACACGGCGCCTACTGGTGGTTGGGTGCTCGCCAGTACTGGGGCCCCCGTCGACGTGTCTGAGACTCCTGCGTGCGATTCGGAGGATCAGGAGTACGGGCCGTGCTTATGGGATGCCCGCACGATGGGGAACGGTTCGGGGCGTTCGTTCATCGTTGAGGAGGATGGGAGCGTGTCCTACCTGAGGTGGCGTGACGCCCGTGAGGTCGCGTTTCCGGGATGGCTGTGGGTTGGTTCGGTTGAGCCAGCTTCGACGGACGACCTGCCGTCGTGCGCTGACGTGCGTGGTGAGGTGACCTGTCAGCGGGATGGCCGGTACGTCCTCTCTGTTGATTCCCGGGCATGCACTCAGACCATCACCACCACCACGGGTGAGCGCTACATCCCCGGGCCCGCCGTCGCTAAGGCACTCAGTGACGGGTGCGAGAAGACCGCAGTTAAGGGCCACAGCGATGAGGCAGGACTCCACGGTGCACGCAGTAGTGTCTCTACGGGGGTTGTGCACTCGGCTGCGCCGAGCGCGGCTGTGAATAGCGTTGTGGATAAGCCCTCCTCTCCTAGTCGTGACAAGGTTGTGGGTCCTGTGGATTCGGGTGTCAAGGACAACTATGACCAGGAGATCGCTGCGGTGTTCGGTGGGCTGACCTTGCTGGTGCTGGCCGGCGGTGTGTGGTGGTCGCGGCGCAGCGATGGCCGGCGCTGAGGGGCGCTATGTGGGCGTGATTGCGCGGGCCGCCGCTGTGTTTGCTGCAGCCTGACGGCGCCCTGCCGGCCCCCGGTTCCGCTTCGGCGGGCCGGGGGTTTGCTTTGTCTTCCCGTGGCGGGTGTCGTGAGGGTTGCTGGGGTGCTTTCGTGGCGTGAGTGGTGCCCGCGTATGGGTGGGGTGCTGTGAGGCGCTCAGATTGGCCCCTGTGGTCTCTCGTGCGTGTAGGTGCGTGTGTGTTGGGTGGGGGTGTGGCGTTGTCGAACAGGTGTTCGATGATGTAGGTCACGCAGATTGGTGCTTGATCTGGCTTGACTCGCCGTGTCTGGGTGTGTGTATAGTTAAGCCATCAGCACGGGGCAGTCAGCCCCAACAGAAAGGATCACAGCAATGAGCACCAACGACTACATCACCGACGTCACCGCCAACCTGACCGAATGGGGTATCGACTACCGCGAGACCACTGAGGGTGTCAGCGTCGGCAACATTCACCTCGAGATCGCCGAGGACGGATACCGTCACGCAGGCACCATCCTGAATGGCACTGAGATGGTCGCTATCACCAGTGACGCGGACAAGGCCGCCGCTCTCCTGGCCTTTCCGCTGGCCCGCCGCGCATGGGAGCTCGGGTACGCCGGGGACTTCGACATCAACTACATTGGCGGCGAAGTTGAGATGACCCTCTCCTGCGGCGGTGTCGACCTCACCATCTCGGCTGGGGTTAATGAGTCGGACCGGTTCACTGTCGCGGAGCACGACCTGCTTCGTCAGACCGTCTGCATGTCCGACCTGGAGGCCGTCCTCACCTCAACCGAACTGGCCTACAGCAACCCTGACGAGGCGTGGCAGGCCCTCTGTGGTGCCAGCGACTTTGAGGCGGACCACTGGGAGGAGATGGTGGTTTTCTTCAATGGTGACGCCCGAATCTACCATGGTGGCCGGTACAGTAGGGTTGAGTCTTGCGAGTACGGGAGGATTGCCATCGTGGAAGACGATGGCCCCGACGCCCCGATCTGCGTCATCGACGTTGATGCCGTTTCGGACACGACACTCTGGGCGCCCAGCGATGTGGCAGCCGCCGTCCTGTACACGATCTCCTGACGCGTTCAGGTAGCCCGAATGGTTGTAGCGGGGGTTCGATTCCCTCGCCGGGCACGACATTCATTCATCTACCCACACGTAGGAGTCACACCATGATCGCCACCGAGGACCGTCTCGCTCACGCGCTCGAGACAGCTGTAGACGACATCGAATTCAGTCTGGACGCGGCATCCGTTGATTTCGAGGTCATGACGTCACCGGACACTAACCAGTACATCATCGTCTACGCGGAGGGTGAGCGCCACGCCTACGTCACCGCCGAACTGCACGGTTACGGCGTTCCCGTGGTGCTCGTAGATATCTACAGCGTGAACGCCGCAGGTGAGGAACGCTGGGTGCACGGTGACCTGACTATCGACGCAGCCATCCCATACATCATCAACGCCTGAACACTCGCAGGACGGGAGGACTGACGACATGAGCACTGTATTCAGTCCGCCTAGTCGGGATAGTCGGCCACGGCACTGGCGTGGCCGCTCTACCTCACCTAGAGGAGATAGCGCAGCAAGAAACGCGGGTCACCGCCAAGTAGAGCTTGCGCACGTTAGTTGAGAACTACACAGAGATTAACGCCATAGGTGGCAGGCACCGCACGCACGGCGCCGCCTCGCGTAGTCGATACAGTCTGCCCACCTATGAGTCACCTAGACCGCCCTATTGTCTGATATCTACCGACAGGGGTTTGCTGTGATCCGAATTGGTCTAGGTGGCCCATAGGTGCCCCGCAAGGTGCGGGGCCTAGGAAGGAGCAATCATGACTAGTGGGCACGTCACGTTTGGTGGCGTCAGTGACCCTATTCATTACACGTGGATTGGGGAGGCCCTGGACCAGTCGGGCGCACCCACGCTCTCAGCCAACCTGCAGTCCTGGGACATTCTTGACGCGCTGTTCCCCGACAATCCCCACCTGTGGAACGCGGGGAAGTACCTCACCCGATTCGGGCGCAAAGGAGACGCGAGCAAGCGCGTGGAAGACCTACGCAAGGCAATCACCTACCTAGAGCGGGCCATCAAGGCGGAGGAACGCCGTGCCAGCTAACGCGCCGCTAGAGCACCGACTCGTCACGCACGCCGACATGCGGCGCATGCCCGACGGGGCCACGGTCTACAACGACCTACGCGAGCCATGGGTTAAGCACGGCCCTTGGTGGCACCTCGAGGATGGCGACACTCGCCTACTCGGCACCGAACTCAAGCGCCTATCAGCGTGGCTGTACGTGCTCGAGCCATTCGACCCCGCCAGATACGTCTGGCAGCACTAACCCCACACACGGAAGGAACACTCACCATGACCACACCCATTGACGTCACGGACGTAGCCCACCAGCTGGGCCGTATGTGGCCCCATGCTCGCATGCACGTAGCCCCTACTCCCATGGGTCACACTGTGGTGCTCGGTGCCACAGCGGCCGAGCTCGCCCCGGACTGGTGGACCGTGCGCAAGCCCGGCCAGCCGGATCGGTATTGGGGGTACGTCGAATGCGATGAGGTCGTCATCGCGGACACGCTTGCTGAGGCGAATGCCCACAACTTCCACGACTCCGTTAAGGGGCGAGTCACGGCATTCGATCAGCGCTTGAAGGTGCGGCGCGTCGGGGACGTGCACAGCATCACCACGGCGGAATCGGAGACCATCACCATCGTCCCGATTGGTGGTCGGCTTGCGGTTACGGCTGGTGGGGTGACGCATGAGGTTGCGACCATGGGGAACGCGATCATGGCGGTTGGTTCCTTGGTTGCGTCGACGAAGTAGTCTCCGGAACAGGGGCCTCCCAACGGAACAGGGGCCTCCCAACGGAACAGGGGCCTCCCAACGGAACAGGGGCCTCCCAAGAAAGGAAGACAGGTGACAGAACAGCTCACAGTGCACCAGGCACTCAGCAAGGTAATGGAAGCCGTACAGGCAGTAAGGAAGGACAGCAAGAACCAGGCACAGCGATTCAACTTCCGCGGCATCGACGCGGTAATGAACGCAGTCGGTCCCGCACTCCGCAAGCACGGGGTAGTCATCCTCCCCGAAGAGGTTGACGTACATCGAACCAACGGGACCACAGCGAACGGCAAGCAGACCGCGGAAGTGGTCGTCAAGGTCACCTACCGGGTCTACGGGCCAGCCGGAGACAGCATTCACGGCAAGGTCGCGGCCGAGGCTATGGACTTCGGCGACAAGGCGATCGCCAAGGCGATGAGCGTCGCCTACAGGACGTTCCTGTTGCAGGCGCTCACCATCCCCACGGATGAGCCCGACCCCGATGGTGAGTCTTTCGATAGGGGGGTTCCCAACGGAATAGGGGGTTCCCAGCAGAATACCCCCCTCCTAGCGGAACAGGGGGTTCCCAAGAGAACAGCCGCCGAACAGTGCGGCATGATCCTCGACGGATTCTGCGCCACCCACCAGCTGGACGGCGACAAGGTTCGTGAGGAGTACTTCGCAGCCGGCGGCAAGGCCAACCCTGACATGCTCAGGGCATGGCTGGCACAGAACTACGGGGCAGGAAAGGTCCAGTGAGCAAGGAATCAGCACTCCGCAGGGCGGCCATCGCAGCACACATCGCCAAGGTGGCCTCCCAGGAGAAGAAGAAGGCCCTCAAGGAACTTGAGGAGTACATGGCGCCGGGCGACACATCCAAGCCC